CGTAAAAGGTCAGCATAGTGTTAAAATGCCTAGATCTTCTTAGTGGTCAGTTAAGAAGTCACTTTTCTTTCTATTATTAACCCTTTTATAGTTTTTAAACTATGTACATTTCTTCAATTCGGCGTCAATTGAAGAAGTAATGAGAACTAATGGAACATGAGGAAGGAAGGAATGGGAAGAAAATAGTTCATAAAATAAAATTTAAACTGTTTTGAAATCCTTATATCGGCCTGAAGCTATATTCAGAGCCATTGCAGTGACAGCGGCAACACCATCAACGAAGAAGGGTTGGAAAAATCGGTTTAAACCATTGGTTACGTTGACTTTCCAGTCCTTATTCACTTCATCGACACCATCATTCATGGTAGTCGTTAGAGAACTGTAGTTTACGCCATTTGAATTCTGGCTTGCTACAGCACTGACAGCAGCTGCTTGCTTTCCGATCATGGTAACGATTCCTTCCCATGGGGTGAAGAATCTGAGGAGAGGTTTGTTAACATCCGCTCCTGCAGCGACTTCTTCTTCATTGGGCATGGCGTAAACGGCAGGCAATTTACCTTGATCAAGCAAAACACTTGATGGTGGAAATGAATATTCGGTGGGGTTGGCAGGGTCAGCAACCGGTGAGTCACTACTGATAGCACCCGAAGCAATTTGCTGTATCTGTGGAGTGAAGAATTCGAATTCATATTCAATATAAACTCGGCCCACTGGCACCGCATTAGAGCCATATGTGCTTACAGAAAAGGAGCCAATGTCATACGTTTTCGCATCAGCATTTGCAGGCACAGATGAAATTCTTGTGTAACGCTTACCATAAACATCGAAAGCACTCTTAGGAATTGTGAGATCAACGTTAGCCCAATACGAGGATTCAGACACCAAACCACCAGCAAGGAAGGTTTCAATGTCATCGGGCACGGCGTCAAGCACATCAGAATCGAATCTGATAGCAATGCGGCCTTCATTTGAAGTGCTGCATCTTGTCACATACTTAAATTTAAGTGAGTGACATTTATAAGTTTCGAATCGTGAGGCGAAAGCCATGCACCACTGGAGAGATCCAGGATTGATTTGGGATACGACTGTAGATACAAAGTTAGTTGTTCCTACGAGTGTGACGAGAGGTTCACAGTGTTTAATACGCAAAGAATTTTTTGCGGCTTTAATCTGCGGGAAGGGATTCCTAAAGGCAGTAGATACGGCAACGGGGGCTTTTGTGACGGTTTTCAAAGGTCTTTTGTTTTTATTTTTATTATTACGAACCATTGTGTGAAATGTGAAATATTAATATAGAAAAATTGGAAATTTACTTATGGTCCGGAATCAGGACCAGCTTTCTCCAACAAGGTGTTTCTCGACGAAATGGTCCCATGAAAAATGAGACCATCTGTTTCCGCAATATTCTTGCACTAACGGATTCCTAATCGAACACAATTCATTTAGTGAATCAAAATATCGTTCAATTTCAAGTTGGTGTCTAACTGTTATTCCCCACTTATTTTCAACAAACAAACGTGAGGAACTAGTTGGTCCTAACTCGCTTTCGAGCATATCACCTTCTATATTCAACATACACTATTCCATCCACCAACGTTCTCCTTCGTCCCAGCTTAAATGGTGCTTCTTCCCTCTTGTTGCGCGGAGTAACCATTTTCCCATGCTGACGGTGATAGGATTTCTAGGAGCTTCACAGATGAGCGAGAAAGCCTTCGCTCTTGTGAAACATCCAAGTTCCTTCTTATGCATGGAAGAAGTTGTGGTCCACCCTCCTCTCAACAATATTTTGCGCGGGTCAACAAGATTATGTAGTTCTTCGGTACAAAAAATTTGACAAAAACCAGCTTCTCCAATTTCTCGATGAATTTCTGCTTTGATAGTAAAGCCTAACTGAGCAAATTCTTCGGAAGTAGGTACTTCACCAGAAATACGGAAAAGTCCATCATCACCTTCAACAATTCCAACACATTCATTCCATCCTTTGAGATGTGAAATGAAGTTCATCACCATCAAATTGGTGAAGCCATTCCCTAGGGAAGTGCACATATCACCAGACATTCTAGCAAAAGTGTGCATTCGGGCACTAGCGTGGGCATTGTTGAGATTGCAGCGTTGTTTTGATAACATAGCGCGCTTGATCATATCTATAAAATTTTTATGATTAGGTGCAAGTTTGGTCATGTAAGCATACAATTGCATCTCGCAGATATTCATAACCTGAGGAACAATGTGTGATTCAAAAC